CTGATCCTATCGGACTCATATTGCTCACTTCCAAAAATGTTAGTAAACACCAAGTTTGGAGGAGCTGGCATCTTCTGGAGTGTACGGTTTAATGTTTCAAAATGTAATTCAACAGGAATACCTTTCATAATAAAAAAACCTCCTCTTTATTTAATGAGATAATAAATACCCTCTTCGGTAATACCAAGATCGGATATCGCAGTAGCATCCATCCCAACACAAGCATCCTGATAAATCAAAGCATTGGAAAGAATTACTGTACCAAGACCACCATTTGCGTTTGCACCAGCACCAGAATCAACATCCATATCAAGAATATATTTAGCTAAGGAACACTTGTTAGTATCCCCTTGTGTCCGAGCCTTAACCCAACAACAAGCTTTCTTAGCCACAGTAAAAGTACCAGCACATACACTAATGGTAACCAACGCCCGACCGATGTCCTCATACGTAGTCCGGTCAATAGCCGAGATTTGTTCTGTCTCGTAAGTACCATCTGAATCGGACAGAACTATATAATCATCGACCGCCAGTTTGTAAGATTCCAGCAAATCTACATAAAATGTGGTACCAGCCGTCAAATCTGTCAAGAAGAATACCCTAGAAATGTCAGTGTATGCAATGGTATCCGGCGTGTAAGGTACCAACTGGGATGTATCGTTAAAATCCAACGCTAGGACAGTACCCATTTCCAGCCAACCATATCCTGCCCGGAGTTTCTTGTCCGTCAGGATTGCCACATCCCTTATTGACTTAAAAAGACGTTTCTCAAACGTAGTGGTGTAACCTTTGATGGTCTGCTGCGGAATATCACCAGTAACGCCGACTGTCCTATCAAGTCCGGGGATTCGGTCTCTATATAAGTCGTAGCCATTCAACATAGTAAAAAACCTCCTTATTTATTTTTATTTTTTGTTTGAGTGTTTGGATAAGCGAGAGCAACTTGTTCATCCGCAATTTCTTCAGTTCTCTCCTCAGTCAATTCATCCTCGTTACTGTGGGTATCACTAAGACCAATCACTGTACCCGATGAAAGATCACCCAAATCCGTTTTCCAGCTTTTCACTTCCTCATTAACAAACTTAGAGAAAGCTGTTTCATCCAAAGCCCCGTCTTCTCCAACATAGCTAGAGAAGGACAGATATTTCTTAATTTTGCTTTGAAGCCTTTCGGGAATCATATGTTCAGTGAAAGAAGCCCCAATAATTCCACCGGCTTTTTTCTCAAGTGCCAGTTTGACCTTCTCTTTCTTCCGTTCATTCTCCGCATCTTCCAACTTTACAATCCGCTTTTCATTTTCTTTGTTCTCATCAGTAAGAGAAGTATTGTCTTTTTTGAGAGTTTTATTCTCCTCAGTAAGAGAAGTAACCTGAACGGTCAGGTTATCTTTCTCCGTTTTCAATTCATCCCTTTCCGTGGTTAAGGCTACAATCTCTGTATCTTTTGCAGCCAGAGCGGTTTCAATTTGTGTCCCCAAAGCTGGATTGTCTACCTTTAATTTTTCCAAATCCATAGATTTACCTCCGTTTGATTTGTGTTTTGATTTGTTTTTATTCAATTTATCCTCAGACAAACTAAGGATTTCTACCTCCAACTCTTCACCTTCCGAGAGGGGAGTTACATTCGTCCTTGGGTCATACCCAAAGACACATACAGAAGCCTCCTTAAAAAGTGCTTTGCGGAAGATAGTTCCCGGTCCTTTCATTGCATAACCATTAACCTTAGTCTTTTGTCCTTCTGCCAGTTCTTCAATCACAGTCGGACTAACTCTAATAGATGCTTGATAGGGAAATCCATCTTGCAAATTTTGTCCAAAGGACTGTGCATCTGAATTATTTAACAGTTTAATGTCAGAAAAGGAAATTTCATTTTCCTTTATCTCCGGCTTTTTACTGAACCCAATCTTTTTACTTTCCTCATGGTCTTCTAAAATTGGGATCTTACTTTGATTAAAGGTTAACCCACTTACATCTATAGCAAGGTCCCCCCAAAGCCAATGACCCTTGATAAGTTTCCCACTGTAAGCCTTCATAGAAAAAGCTTCCAGTTTATTTTCCTCATTTAACAAAAGAGAAAACTGAGCATCTTCACCAAGGAAACGCAAAGCTGATTGAGGAACCTTTTTGGTGATCCTAGTTTTCTTCACACTTTTTACCTCCTCTCTTTTTCATGGTTTATTAAAATTTTGTAATCTTGGCACATTAAATCTTTGTCAAAAGACACTGGTAAACAGGGTGGCGATTCCCTATTTATTCCTTAGCCGTAGGCTTTTTCTTTGGTTTTGGATTTTTCTCTATCCCTGCTATAGTCTTTTCCTGGGCCGCATCCTCATTTTCCAAAGAAAGAGTCTCCGGATATTTTTCATCCTCAATTGCCTTCTCCGCTCTAAGCTTTGGATATCCAGCAAAACCAAGTTTAGATGCAATAGCACGCTTTGGAATTCCTAAAGTATCTGCTACAGAACCATGTTTAGAACCGAGTAAGACCGAACCAATTTCTTTTAAATCATCCAATCTCGAAATTGGTAAATTAATATCCACAAACTTCCACACCGGACGCTTCACTTTCTTTTTAATTGGTTTCTTACCCTTAAAACCAATTGCGTGTTCTACAGTCCGCTCAAATTTGAAACCGGGTCTCATTTCAGAAAGCAGGTACATAATTGGGCGCCAAAAGCTATACTTCAAAAACAATTTAAAATAATGCAATTCGTCCATGATTCTATCCCCTTGGGGACCCTGGGCAGCTTTTACAGAAGCATAAGTGCTCCTGTAATCACCAAGCATTGTATCTTGTGGCTTTTGAAGACCAGAACTGATCATCTGCATAATATCATTATCCTGATCAGAAATAGTAGGTAACTTGGGATTAACTACATCAATTTTCAAACCAGGTGGAAGAATAATAGTACCACCAGGTTCTTTTACCTGCATAACCCCCGTTTTTGCTCGTTCCTCCTCCGTTAATTGAAGCCATCTTCGGAAAGCAACCATATCTTCCATTTGAATTACCCAAAGATATGCACCGGAGGAACGTTTATGGTCAATCTCATATTCCTTCAACATCTCATAGTAATTAGCCCATTTAAGAGTGGTTCTAATATGAGAAACATTTCTTGGAACCATTAATCCTTTATTCCAATGAACCATAAATCTATAAAAACCACCAAATTTCTTAAAACGCCTATCCTTTGTAATACAATCTCTGAGCTTATCTTTGTCAAAACTCCCATGATCCTCCGCATCTTTTATCAGTTCCGGATAATATGCTATATTAATTGATGGAATAATCATTGTTGTATTATCTTTCCTATTGGTTTTAAGAGTAGTAAGATAAAACAAAGGGAAGGTTTTCTTTCTGGAATGAAAAATAATTCCAGAGCCTTTATCCCCTCCCCCTCTGATCGTATTAGGTGGGGTAAAATCAATTTCAACAAAACCGTTCTGATGAACAGTAAAGATAAGAAATAACTCCCCCTCAATCTCGGAACGACCAGCGTATTTTGGAAAGTTTTGATATAGATCATTTCTTGGATCTTCCGATATCTCAGAAAGAACAGCAGCAACATCCGGAAGCTCTGAACTAAACTTAAAGCCATTGCCTGCCATTCTCCCCATCTGATCCCTAACATGAGAACTGATTTGTGGATTTTTTGTAGCTTTATCCCAACACTGTTTTTGTAGTTCATGCAGGTTATTTAAAACTTCGTCCGTTACTTCAGGAAAACCATCAGCATCTCTAATCCTTTTAGCAGAAGCCGCATTTTGAAACATAGGAATAGCAAATTGAGATAAAGCCACATCAGACATATCCTTCAACTGATTAATTACTTTCTGGTCATTGAAGGACATAACCGTTGCCTTTGATTTTTGTTCTTTAGTTTTAGTCATTTCTCATTTCCTGTTTATACCGACTAGTAAGATTAGCAGGACCAGGAACAAACGCACCAAAAAATGCGTTTAGTTTTCGTGCCCTGAATTGTTCCACTCCATATTCTCTTCCACCATACAAAGACCAACCAAGAGAATATATTGAGTCATCCTGTACTCCTCCTTCTTCATTTTTCTGGGGACTACCATACCATTTACTCATTGGATGGTAATCAAACATACTTAACTCTTCCCATAAAATATTAGTAGCCAATACGCCCGGTACTACTATCATAGGAGACTTAAAACGACCACCACGTATTATAGTGTAAAGTTCCGTAAATGCCTTTTTCTGTAATTCATAAGTGGGATGAATAGGCTCAAACTCAATTTCATTCTCTGAGCACCAAGGGGCTAAATCCCAAGTACCCCACCGTTCGGCACATAAAGTATCCAAACCATCGTACTCTATATGTGTTGTTCTCAGTACTTCTTTGATTCCTTCCAAAGTAGCATCCATTACCCAAGCCAAATGAAGAAGGAAGTAAATATATTCAGGTACCTCTTGATTACCATCAACAAGGATAGAAGAATTTTTGCTATTTGTCAATCCTTTAGCTACAACTGTTACAATTGTTCTAGCTCTTGGATTTTGAGCCATCGGATCAGACCGATCTATACCGGCGTGTATAGACCAATCGGTTTTATAAAACTCACCTAATTGTATAAGGTTATCAACGGAAGCATGAATAGGATTATAATTATCCGATAAAGAATATAAGTCATCTACAGGAGCAAGTCTATTCTCAATATTACTAATCCGCTCTCTTAACTTTTGTTTCCTTTTTTGCACATCCCCCCGACTGCGGTATCTTTTCCCCACTCTATTCTTCCTATGATCCATGTTATCAATCTTTATCTTAAGTTCCGTAATCTCATTGCATTTCTCAGGGACTATACCATCATCAAGGGATACCTTCTGTTTTTTAGCATTTTTAGCATTCTTATAGCCATAATAGAAAATAGACTTTATAAGGGCTTCAGGGAATAATTTTCCACTATCTAACTCCCAAACATTACGGAAATACATGTCAAATTCAATCGGTGGGAAACGATGGCGGTACGCATTAAGTTGCGCCTTGTCCATCAATGGATTCCAATATTCTTCCGGTACAGCTTCAGGAGCACTGCGGTGGCTAAAGTAAATAAGTTTATCTTGTCCTTCCTTGTACGCCTTATATAAACGATATAAAATATGATCTTTACGGGACACCGTTGAATCAATAGTACCAAGGGAATTAACAATATTACGAGTAGAACCGTCAAGCTGAATAAAAAATTTATGGTCTTTCATATCAAACATCTCAGAAAATGTGTACCCTGTAATATTTGAAACAATACCACTATAACTGGAAATAGGTCGAACAGAAGAGACAACCTCACCATTGGGATTCTTGAGGAACAACAACCCCTTTTGTACGTTCTTCTTTCCAATAATCCCTCTTAGTTTTGGACTATTTAATATAAGGGACTGCATAATATCATAATGGACAAAGCGGGTTTGCTCTTTTGATAATGCACCAAGAACAATTAATTGTCTAGGAAAGCAAAAGAATTTCCATAGCTGTATAAGCACCACACAAAAGGAATTATGGGTAACAGTAAAATCATCGGTAACATATCGATGGTTTCCATCAAGATTAAATCCATAATATTCCTGGATACCAACGGATTTCACTTCCTTAATCCCGGTAACAAGAACATCTTTCCAAGTACTTCTTGGTAAACATTTCTTTTGAGGAATACGCACAGGAATAATAGAACAATCTCCGGTTATCTCAGTTCTATAATATGTATTTCCAAAAGTTCTATCCTTATATTCTTTGGTTATTGCATAAAATCCTAAAGATCGGGTTACAAAAAGAATGTCCTCAGTAAGTTTTTTGCTTTTCTGAATGATTTGTAAAGAATGTAAAGAATTATTTTTATTTCCATCAGCATCAATGAGACCGGCTAAAAGTTGTAATCGAACTTCCCTGGAATTTGCTTTGTACTCCTGTGGAATATGTTTATTCTTAATTAGATTACATTTCCTAAAAATATTAAGCAAAGGATTTAGTTCATACTTATTACTTTTGGTATGTTGACCATCTCCAAGCCATAATCCTAAAAGATAAGGATCTATAGGAACTTTTTGCTCCGGCCAATCAATTGGTACCCGGTACAAAAGATGTTTTGCTTTGAAATTATCACTTTTTTTCAAATAATCCCTTAAAGAGATATCTATGACACTTCCGTCCCCCCTCCTTTTTTGGATATCACCTCTTCTCTTTTTTAGGGATAAAATATGATCTAAGGTAAATGTATGGGATTCACCACACATCGGGGTAACCTCAAACATTTCCTCAGATCCATTTACTAAGGATAGTACCTTTCTTGGGGTATTATCATCCCCCATAAGAAGATCCCCTACTTTAATATCCTCTACCTTCTTTATGGTACCG